ACCCATACGCTTTTCCCCTCCCCTCGCCGGGCTCGCGTTTTCTCGAATCCGAAGCGCTTGAGAATGCGTGCCACACGTTTCATGCCGGGCGTGCCCATTTCCTTGTCGTGAATCTGCAAGGCTTTGCGCATTAGCTCTTGCAGCTTGATGCGGCGAGCCCACCGCGGTGACTCTTCCTCGCCGTCCTCGAACATCTCGGGCGTTCCGGTCAGCCAGCTGTAGACCGCCTCGTCCCACGCGTCCTCGCTCTTGAACGCAGCGTGCTCGTCCTTGGCCAGCAGGTAGGCGCCGGACCACTGGACGCCGCCGGCGCGGTAGAGGTGGATGGCCTCGGCCCACAGCTGATCGCGGTCACGCTCGATGCCATCCAGGTCTGTCACCCCGACGTTGATGGGCAACCATCGGCGCTCCCCCGTGGGGTCGCCCAGGAAATCGTCGTCGTTGGTGGTGCCGATGAACACCAGCCGGCGCGGGAACTTGGTGGTGAACTCCATGTATTTCGGGGTCCACTCTTCAAACGGCCGGGTAATCCACGCCTTGATGGCGTCGGCGTCGCGCGTCTGCAGGCCGCGCAGTTCGCCCAGTTCGCCCACCAGCTTGCCGCGCATCAGGCGGGCCTGGTTGTCGTCGCGGTGCTCGAGGTTGATTTCAACATAGGAGTCAGGCTCAGGGGCCAGTGCGCGCACGCCGCGGCTCTTGCCGCTGCCCTGCTCGCCGACCAGCACGACGGCCATGTGCACCTCTTCGCCGGGCGTCAGCAGCCGGCCAGCCAGCGCCGTCCACAGGTAGCGGCCCACTGCCCGCGCGTAGTCGCCGTCCTCGGTGCGGAAGTAGCGCACCATGAACTCGTCCACGCGCGGCACGCCGTCCCACTGCAGCGACTCGCCCCACTGGATGGCGCTGTCGAACTCGTGGTCCTCGGCCACCTTCAGCATCGCGTCGCGCACCAGCTCGCGGCCCGGGGCCTTGAACCCTCTGCCCTCCAGTTGCATGCGCACCTGGGTGTAGTCGGTGTCGCGCAGCGGGCGCCAGGCGCCAGCGCAGTTGTAGGCCACCATCACGGTGTCCTTGAACCGGTCCCGGCCCACGCGCACCTGGCTGAAGTTGACGCAGCGCAGCGCCGCCACGGTGTTGGTGATGGTCGGCTCGATCTTCCCGGCCTTGTTGCGCTCGAACGCCGGCCATGCATCGTCCTTCTCGCCCGCCGCTGTCTCGACCACGGGGAAGTCGTCGGGCTTCGCGGCGCTGACGCTGAGCACCACACCCTTTGCCGCCGCCGCGGCGTTGGCCATGTGCAGCAGCGTGCCGGCCGTCACCACGGCGCCGCTGTTGCGGCCGAAGCTGTCCCACTTGTACGCCACGACATCGGCGCTGTAGTCGGCGCCGCCGGCGCTCCACTCGTCCCACAGGTGCCCCCAGGCCCCGCGGCTCTCGTGGTGGATGGCCTGGCCGACCTTCAGCCAGTCGTCATGCTCCATGCTCGGGTCAAGCACGGCCAAGGTGGCGCGCACGTCGTCCTCGGTCAGCCCACGCACGGGGTCGTCGTGCGACGTGGCGGCACGCTGCCCGGTGTCGCGTTCCTCGTTGACGCCGTACAGCTCGGCCAGCGCCGTCCACACCTGCTCGAACTCGTCGGCGTTGATCGTGGGGAAGTCGTCGAAGACGTCCCACTCGTAGCGCGTGCCCGAGGGGTGCGTGCCGGCGGCGATGAACTGTTGGCCGGTGGCCAGGAACTCGATGGGGCCGCCATGCGCGGTCTTGATGCGCCGCTTCCTGAACTCGCCCGGCATGCGGAAGGCCAGCAGCAGCTTGCCACTGTTGGCCCGGCTGCGGCACGGCAGCGGCCCCAGCACCATCTCGACCATCTCGCGCACCTGCGCACTGACGGCCGGGTCGGCGATGTCGACGTCGATGGCGCGCACCAGGCGCGTCTGCAGGCAGATACCCAGCCGCCCGTCCTTCGCCCACTGGCGCGCGGCGGCCGGCTTCGTGGTCTGCTCGCTCCAGCGGGCGATACCTGTGATGTGACCCTCGCCGTTCACCACGCTCGGCGTCTTGCCGGCGTCGCCCAGCCTCGAGCGCGGGCTGATCGGGATGGAGGTGTCGCTGACGACCGGCAGCAGGTCGTCGGTCAGGCCCAGGTCAACGAAACGTTGCCAGTCCTGTTGCGCTGCTCCGAGGCGCGCCGTCACGCACGTGCCCCGCTCTCGCCGAACTCGAAGCGCGCGCCGCGCGCGGCGTCGAGCGCACGCGACAGCTTGGTGCTGACGCGGCGGCTGATGGCGTCGGTTTCGCCGATCAGGACCCGCCTGCTGTGGTCGTGCGAGTAGATTTCCGGTCTGCCACCGTAGGAGACGAACTCGAGCATCGCGCTTTCGCTCAAGTCGAACGGTGCCGGCATGTCGCAGCTGTTGAACTCGCCGCCCAACTGCGTGTAGCTGTAGAACAGCACGCCCTCTGCATCAGGAAGGCCGCACGTGACGAACACCGGTTCACGTCGGGCCTCCATCAAGTCTCGCGCCTTGGACAGTTCGGCGCTATGGGGCGCCGCGGCTTTGACCTCAACCCACACCCTGTGGTCAGGCAGGTAGAAGTCCGGCAGGTAGCGCCCTGATGGCAGCTCGAACCCCTCGGGCTCGTACTCCCAGCGCAGGCCCAGCGCATCGAAGAAAACAGCCCATCGGGCTTCAAGGCGGGAGCGGAAGCGATAGCCCTTGTATCGCGTCTCGATGGCACGGTGCTGCATGTCGAGATGTCTTTCTGCCGGTGGTCGGCGCAAAGAAAATGCCCCGTAGTCGGGGTCCGAGAAGCGCCAACCTCTTGCCGCTCGCGCGGCGCCGGACCCCCACTACGGGGCACTGTGCTACAGAGGTTGGCTACCCCGACTTTAGCCAGACTTCAGCAGACAGTAAAGGGGCCGGCTACTCCACTAGCGGGAACTCCGACGCGATGGCCGCGTCGCCCAGGCACCGAGCCGCGAAGGCGCACGCCCGGCACGCGCTGTTCAGTTCGGTCCTGTAGACCGTGAACAGCCGGCCGTTCGTGCCGCGCGCCAGCAGCTTCGTGGCCGTCTCAATCTTGGCGGCCAGCAGCGCATCGGGCTCACGCCTGCCCTTGGCCAGGTGGTAGACCACGTAGTCATAGGACGTGGCGCATGCGTCAGCCAGCGCCTGGCGCTCCGCGGTGGTCGCGGCGCGCATCCATTTCTCGAGCAGGTTGTTCATGCCCTGACTTTAGCAATCTGCAAGGTGTTCGGGAAGGGCTAGGGTTTCTACCTACTCCAGCGCCTACCCCTAATCCTTAGCACATGCTGCGCACGCACATTGCCCACTCCCCTGTGCCTTTCAACCAACAGGGAATTTCATGGGCGCTTCTACCGTAGCACTTGCAAAGAGCCACGAACGTCGGCAAGCTTTACCGATGCGTGACGTTTACACGATCCGCAGGGACAACCTGCGCGAGCTGGCCCGAACTTGGGGTGGCCCGACCAGCCTGTCCCGCAAGCTGGGCCACAGCAACGGCTCCTACCTGGCGCAGCTGATGGGGCCGCACCCCAGCAGGTCCGTCAGCGAGAAGGTGGCGCGCGAGATTGAACGCACGCTGGGCCTATCGCTCGGCTGGCTGGACAGCGAGCAAACTCCTTCCATTGCTCGCTTGGATGATGAAACACTTGGTGCATGCGTGCGCGCCGTGGGGGCCGCACTCCGTGACGCAGGCCACAAACCCGACCCGATCAGGTATGGCACTCTGGTCGAACTCGTTTACGACCGCTGGCGCCTGACAGGGCGGCTGGACGAGCAATTTCTCAACAAGCTGATGGAGCTGGTGACGTGAACGATGAACAACTGCAGCAACGAATTCGGTACCTGATCGAGCACGGCGGCCTCTACGACGACCCCATCGCTGACGTGCGCCGCTGGACACGTGTGGCGAGTGCGATGGCGAGCCTAGCGATGGTTCTGCACCTGGTTGACCTGATCCTGCGCTGAATTCCACAGGGCCTAGGGTTTGTCCCTAGGCCTTTTTGTTTGCGTAATGTTTTAGCAGGCGCTACAGTTGAGCCATCAACAACTGGAGTGCGACATGCTGACCGACAAAGACCTGGAGATGCTGCGCCAAGAGCGCCACAACGACTACGTGGCCGAGGCCGCTCGTGAGAAGCGCGAGGCCATCGCCAACGCCGACGCGCACACCAACAACGCCGGCCTGCCGACGTACAGCGAGCTGCTTGACCTGTTGAAGCAAGCCCAACGTCTCGGGCTGACGTTCGACATCGGCACCGCGTACATCCGCCGCAGCTACATCGACGAACAGGACGCGCTGAACACCAAGATCAACGCCCTCCGGGCCCGCATCCCCGCCTGAGCCTCAGCCCGCCCGCCCGTGCGGGCTTTTGCTTGCCCCCAACTTTAGCAACCACTACACTCTGCCATGATGCAACTGCTCAACCCCATCCGTCGCTGGTTCTGGTCCGTAAAGCTCACGCTGATCGAGCGCGAGATGCGCGACGTCAAGGAAGACAGGGCCGACGCGCTGCATCGCTTGGACTACGGCGACTACGCCGCGCTCACCGAGTACCACACCGACCTGGCCATCGAGGCGATGCGCCTGCGCGCCCGGCTCGGACTCTCCGTTATCCCCAACCGCTGAAAGGCTATTTCCCATGGACAAGAACATCGCCGCGCTGCTGCGCGAAGACACCCGCACCGTTGGCGTGGTGTTCGACCAAATCATCAAGGACTTTGACGACTTCGACGATGAACCGGCCGCAAAGCCGCGCCAGCCGCTGAAGCCGGCCGGCGCCAAGGACTACACCTACGTGACGAACCTGCCGCTGGCAGTCGGCGACACCGTGGTGGTCGAGGCGCGCGGCCTGCTCACGCTCGCATGGGTTCGTCGCGTTGATGACGACGTGAAGATCGAGCCGAACAGCGACACCACGTTCAAGTGGGTCATCGCCCAGGTCGACCTCGCCGGCCACACCGACAACCTGCGCCGCAACGAGGAAATCGAACGCACCGTCGCCGAGGCGTACCGCCACAACATGCGCCGCAGCTTCGCGCAGCAGATTCTCTCGGGCGTGGACGACGCGCACCGCGACAACCTGCAGAAGCTGCTGGGCAGCAAGCTCGCCTAACCCCTCCACCAACTGAAAGGACAACCCATGTTCCCCGCAACGATCACGATCCACAACATCGCCCAGCTCACCGCCGTCATGGCCGCGCTGTCCGGCGAGCCCTCGCCCCAGCAGTCCCTGCCGCTGGCCGAGCCCGCCAAGCCGACCAAGGCGAAGGCCGAGCCCAAGGCCGAGAAGCTGACCGCCACGCAGACCGCCGCGATGGACGACACCGCCGGCCTGGAGAAGACCGCGGGAAACGCCCAGCCTGCGGCGACTGCCGCTACCGAGCCTACTGCCTCGGCGGCCAAGGCCGATGCGCCCGCGCAGAAGGCCGTGACCTACGCCGAACTGCAGGCGGCAGTTTTGCGTCTCCACAAGGCTGACAGCACCGCCGCCAAGCCCATCGCAGAGGGCATGGGCTTCGCAAACTTCAAGGCCATGCCCGAAGAGAAGTGGGCCGACGCGCTGAAGCTGGTCGAGGCGAAGCTGGTCGAGG